TCACCGCATCCAGGGTTGCCCGGATCTGATCCAGGTAGGCCTTGGCCATGGCCGGCTCCATGCCCTCAATCTGCCGGATCAGTTCGGCCTGGTTCACACGACCACCACTGCAGGCAGCGGGCACCGCAGCACCATGATCGGCGCCAGGATGTCATTGATGATACCGATCACCGGCTTGTTGGGCTGGGCATCGCCATCCTCGGGGCCGAAGAACTCGGTTTCCAGAGGGCCAACCTTGGCCCGCTTCACAGCCTTGGATGCCAAATAGTCCGGATTCAGGCTGCCCGGCTTGACCAGCTCACGCAGTGCGCCTTCGTAGACTGCCTGCTCCACCTCTCGCGGCACTGAGCCAGCGTCGATTGGGTCGCCGTTGCGGTCTGTAGCGCCGTCTCGCGGCCATTGCAGAGCCTGGGCCCGCCCGCCAACCTTACGCCCCGGGAAAGACAGGACGCAGCCTGTGGTGGGCAGCTTCGTGCCCATCCCGTCGATGTAGGCTGATGCCCGCGCCAGTGCCGCTTCCTTGTCGGCCTCAGTAGCAGCCGCCCAGGCGGCATTGCCACGGGCCTGGTGGTAGGCGTCAGCGCCAGCCACGGTACCGTAGTAGTCAGCCATCATCGCTCTCGAATAAGTGGGCGGAGAACCGCCCGGGGTGTGTTACGGGTGCTTGGCCAGCTCGGCCTGCAGCTCTTCCAGGGTGACGTCGTCGCCGACCTCGATGCCCTTTTCCTTGAGCTTGGCGATGGCATCAACCTTGGCCTTCGCCTCCACTTCAGCCAGGCGCTTCTGCAGAGTCTCAGGCTTGGCGTTGGCGCCAACCTCGATGCCCAGCGCTTTCAGCCTGGCCATCAACTCTTCCTTGGTCAGCTCGGCCGGCTCTCCAGCCTCGACCACCAGCACGCCGGACTCGACGTAGAACGCCAGATTCTGACGCTTGCTGTAGTCGACCCACTGCGGCACATCGATAGTGCCGCCAGGAAGCACCACGGAGCCGTCAGGGAGGCCGATGGGGGTCTTGGTATGGGTGTTGGTTACCTTAGCCATGCGCCCCCCTTAGATGCCGTCGGTGTAGCGGACTTCAGCAGGACGGCGGACGTCCACGCCGCCCAGGCGGAAGATGCCCGGGACTTCCCAGCGGATCGGGCCGGCCTGGTACACGGGCAGGAAGCGATGCGGCATCGGGATGTGCATCTTCAGCACCGACGGGTCGCGGCGGTAGCTGATCATGCGCGCGGTGTTGCCAGCGCCGGCGGTGTCCAGGCCGTTCAGGCCCTTGATCATCAGCGGACGGCCGGTGGTGGCGGTGTAGACGTTGTTCTTCTGCAGGTAGGTGAAGATCGACTCCAGGCCCTGCTCGTTCACCTTGCGGGTGGCCAGCAGCAGGAACTTGCTGTAGGGCAGCAGCAGGGTGTCGGAGAACGCGGTGTACAGGGTGCCCTGCGCCTGGACGGTCAGTGCGGTGTTCACGTCGGCCAGAATCTGGTCGGCGGTCGCGGTGGCCCAGTTGCCGGTCACTGCGGTGCCGGCGGTAACGCCTGGGAAGTTGAACAGCCCCGAGAAGCCTTTCGACGAATCGCCCAGGAGGGCGACGCGGTCGACCATCTCTTCGTAGGCGCGGCGCGCAGCCATGGCGTCATCGGCAGTCAGGTTGATGCCCAACATCTGCGCCTGACTGATCTCTTCCAGGCCGTAGCCATAGCCGATACCGGCCATGTGCACGTTGGTTTCGAACTTGGTTCGATCGGTGCTGGCCAGCGGGATGTCATCGGCGTTGCCGTTGATCCAGTCGGCCTTACCCACCTTGTCGGCCGAGTAGTAGGTGACGGTCTTGATCCACTCGGGAGCCGAGGTATCGACCGGAATCAGGCCCGGGTACTGGATGTCCGCATAGACGATCTCGTTCACCTGACGCTCGATGTACGAGGTCTGCGAGACCACGAAGCCCAGGGCGGCCTGAGCATCGAGGAGCTGAATGTGTCGCATGGTTTCTCCTTAGCCCAGGCGGACTTGAGCGATTTGGTTGGCACCGGTGGTGCTGGTGTCGAAGCGAGCGTTTGCCACCAGCACGTTGTCGGTGGCCACGTTGGTCCACACGCCGGTTGCCGGGACGAAGTAGACCGGGTCGCCTGCGGCAACCTGCACGGATGCGGTCACCCAAATAGCGCCCTTGGTCATTACGCGGGCCGATTCGTACTGGCTGTACTGGTTGGCCTCAGCCTTGACCGAGCGATCGCGTACGCTGATGCCGACAAACTTGGCTGCGGTGTCGCCGGTGGTAGCGGCGCGACCTGCCTTGTCGGCAGTGCCCTGGATGACCGGCACACCGAAGGCCAGGCCGCCAGCAGCCTGCACGGTGCGGGAGATCAGAGTCTTCGGGATCATGTCGACGATCATGCCCGGCAGGCCGGCGCGAATGGTCGCGGTATAGCTGGTTTGAACGGCCATTACTTGGCACCCCCTTTCCAGGCGTCGTTCAGACGCTGCTCGTAGGCCTGCTGGCCGTTGTCATTGGGCTTCGGCGGCTTGCCGTCCTGATTGATCAGGTGCTGGCGTACCGGGTCCTTGGCGGCGTCCTCGACCAGCAGGTCGAATCGCGCATCGATGTAGGCATCGGTCTTGCCAGCGATGGCGGCGTCGCCGATCTTGGCGATGACCACAGCCTTGCGGATTTCGCCGTCGGATTTGCCGGAGTAGTCGCCGTCGTGAATGGCCTTGGCCTTGGCGATCAGATCGCCGCGGGCCTTCACGCGCTCGTCGATCTGCGCGTCGGTGATCTGCTTGGCCTTCAGGTCGTCGATCTCGGCGTCTTTCTTGGCCAGGTCGGCGTCCTTGGCTGCCATTGCGGTGGCGTGAGCAGCCTCGGTGGTGCTCAGCTTGGTAGCAGCGTCGGCCAGGCGGCCTTGCAGGGTGGCGATGACAACGGCGCCCTGGTCGGTTACTTCAACCGGGATGCCGTCGACGGTAACCGTCTTCAGGGTCATGGGTCTTTCCTCGGGGGTTGGGGTGTGTTGTGGCCAGGAGTCGCCAATGCTTGCCCGGCTGCCGGCCCGCCCGCGTTGAACGATGGCGATGTGGTCGGCGATGATGTTGGTTTGCTTGGCCTGATACTTGGTGCCGTCCGGGGCTTCCCCGTCCTCCCAGACCAGTTCGCAGCTGTAGCCCACGCTCAGCTCGCGCTTGCCGGCCTGCACCGCGGCTACGGCGTCGCCGTCGGTGATCTTCAGGCCGATCTTCAGGTACTCGCCGTCGCGCAGCACCTCGTCGCCGGTCGTGCCCACCGCCACCTGCTTCCAGTTTGCGGCCGTGACCGGCTGACCCGGGTGATCGTTGGTCATCGGGATTTTGGAGAACGACTCCAGCGAGCGCTTGGAGAAAACCTCCTTCTCGTCGCGGTATACGTTCACGACCTTCAGGTCTGGCCGGCCTACCTCGGCGCCCAGATACTGCTGAATGCCAGTGCGCGCAGTAAGCGCAAAAGCTTCCAGGTAGCCGGAATCGTTCAGCCTGGTGTCGCCCAGGCTGACTGTGTCAGTGATGTGCATGGTTTACCTCAGGGCGTGGACGGAACGTCGTCAGGCTCTTCTTCCTCAGGAAGATCAGCGCCAAACTCAGCGATGGCTGCCTCCAACCCCGGCAGAACGCTCTGCTCGACCAGTAGCGTGGTGGCCGCCTTGCTGAGTGCGTCTTCAGGCCAGAGCTTCGTCTCGCCCAGGATCTTGATGGTCTCGGCAGTCTGCTTGCTGATCTCCGACCGCTCCTTCGCCGTCGGCTGCCAGAGGGGGTTCCACACGTAGTGAATCTGGGCCGGCCTGGAGCCGAGCGCCGAGCGGATCAGGCAGTCATCCAGCAGCTTCAATGCAGGCGTGATGTCCAGCTCCTGCAGCGCCTGAATGCGGTCGTAGTAGTTGCGCAGGTCAGCCTCACCGGTGGAGTTCAGGCCGGACGGCGACTGCCCTAGCAAGCGGGTGGCAGGGATGTCGGCGGCACCGGATACAGCCTGTAGAAAGCGGTCGATGATGTCGGGCAGCGTGCCGAAGCTCGCCGACTTGGTCTCGTAGTCCTCTTCCTTGTCGAGCAGCAGCGTCCCGTTGATGCCCTTGGCGGTGGCTGCCAGGGTGATTCGCTCCAGCACCTGCTTCCGGTATCCATCGTCCTGCAGGCTCTGCATGAAGTCAGGAATGCGGATAACGTCGACCTTGGCCTCGAACACCAGGCTGGCCACGTTGGCCATTGTTCCGTCCGACTGCTTGATGGCCTCGAACAGCGCCTGCAGCACCGAATCGCCCCAGCCGAAGATGTTGGCCGGCGCCAGATCGGGGTCTGGGTGCTCGGCGCCGGAGAAGATCACCAGTCGAGACGGGTGGATCTCCAGCTGGCTATCCGCAAGACGGTAGGCCTTGGGCTTGCCGAAGCGCTCCGACTGCGGATCCTGCTCAATCTCAGTCGGCGAAAGCTGCCGTCGGTTCATCACTGCCAGGTACTTGAGTCCGCCTGCCTGGATTCGGTCGGTGTTGAGCGGTGCTGCTGTATTGATCTCGCCGGTGCCAATGAAGATGGCAGACCCACCAAACAGCCTTGCCCTGGTCAGGGCCTGCTTCACCTTGGCCCGAAGGTCAAGGCGGGCTTCCTCGGCCTCGATCTTCTCGATTTGCTCCTTGTCAGCCTGCCAGGCCCGCCAGCGCCGCGTGCCGTCCAATGCCGGGATGTCCACGATCTTTCGGGGCAACCAAGCACCCCGGTAGGCGTTAATCAGCTGCTCATCAGTCAGGATCACCGGCGCATACGTCGAGCCCGATGCCTTGTCGCGCTCGGTGCCCAGGTTAGCCACCAGGTTCACCAGCTTGTCGCTGAGGTATCGGACTACGCCCATTAGGTAACACCTTCGTAGGAGAATCGGCCCTTCGCAGGCCATTCAACGTCGACGCAGTAGCCGATCGCGGTTGTGATGTGTTGGTACTGGTTCTTCTGGTCCTCTTGGAACGTCGAACCTTCTTGAAGCTGGACGGTGGCCAGGCCCTTGTGGCACCAGGGCGCGGTGACAGGATTGACGAACAGGCTGCTTTCGCCGGATGCGGTCAGGATCTTCGCCCTTACCGCGTTCTGCCTATCCTTGATGGCCGGGTGGGCAGGCTTGACCTTTCTCGTGTACCGCCAGCCGCTAGCCTTCAGCACGGCCTCGATGTCGGTGTAGTCCGAGGCATGCCCGTGCTTCTCGCCAGCTTTGCCCGCCGGGTCGCCGTAGATCAGCACATGCTTGTTCTTGTGGTCCTTGTATCGCTCGACGAACTCGACGGCAGCCTGACGCGAAATGGCACTGGTCAGCACGATCTCATCGAGCAGGTACAGGTCCTTGCCGTTGTTGCGCCTCACACCTATCGCGGATGACAGAGGCGTGAAGTTCTGGTCGTGCATCCACATCAGCTGCTCATGCGCCTCGATGGTCGCAGAGGTCTGGTTGTGCTTGCCGTAGTCCTCGTAGATCCGGCCCGAGGCAGTCTCGAAACTGGCCTCGAACTCCTGCTTGAACTGCTTTGGCGACATGGCGCGCTTCATTGCGTCCATGACGTCGGGCGGCAGGATCTCGGCTGACTTCCAGTGGAATACGCGGAAGTTGGGGTCCTGCCCAGTCTCGGCCTGCTGGCAGAGGTCGTAGTAGTGGTTCAGGCCATCCGGAACACCCAGAAGCCAGCACCAGGCCCGGTAGTCAGGCATGGTCGGGTTGACGGTGTTCAGCGCTGGCAGGATGTTGGCCTCCCAGGCATCTGGCTTTACGTCGGCGAATTCGTCGATGCCGCCGCCCGTCCACGGGATACCCTCAATGCGCTGCGGCTTGTCCAGGCCGATCACGTGAATCTCGCTACCGTTCTCCAGATAGATGATCAGGTCCGACTCAGATGGCCGGCGACCGTGCATGCTGGATAGCGTGAAGGCCTTCAGGTCGTCCCAGAAGATCTTCTTGGCCTGGGCGTGGGTTGGCGCAGCTGCGAAGTAGGGACCGCTGTATGCCGAAGCCTGCTTGACCAGGAAGCGCTTGAACCGCTCCGTCTTGCCGCTACGGCGCCCGGCAGGCACCAGAGGGAAGCGAATACCCGAAGGCACTGCATCCATCAAGGCGAGCTGTACCGGGTGATCCTTGAGCTTGTACCAGCGGGCCAGCTGGCGATCGAGCATCAGGTTGCCTGTATTCATCCTGGCAGCCTCGCAATCAGATCAGCAAGCAACTGGGCATTGGACGACTGGGATCCAGCCTGCATGGCCTTGAGCTCGGCCTTGCGCTTCTCGATCTCCAGCCTTTTCAGTTCAGTATCAAGCTCAGACTGACCGCCCTGCCCGAACATTCCCAGGTGCCGGCCGATGTCGACCAAGGCGCCTTTCTTGTCATGCAGTTTGACCTTCAGCCCTTCCTTGCCTTGTGAGACCTCGGCAATGGCGCCAGCAGTGTCGTCGTCGATCTCGGCGGAGTCGATCAGAGCAAGCCCGTGGTACGGCACCATGTCATCGGTGCCGCCCTCTTCTGCCTCGACCATGCGCACCATCGTCTCACCCCAGCGCACCACCTTGCGGATGTCGCTGAAGCCGATCTTGGCCAGTTCGCGCAGCACCATGTCCTGGGTTATGCCAGTACGAGCGGAGCGCGTTTCCATGCCCTTAGCGACTGCGGCAGAAACCATAACATTTGATAACAGGCGAGCACTCTGCACCTGCGCAGTCTTCTTGCTGTAGCCCGCACGGATAGCGGCCTGCGTGGCATTCAGGTCTATCAGGTATTCGTCTACGAAACGCTGCTGTTTTGCTGTCAGCGCCATAGGAAATTCCTTGAGACTTTGGTGCCTCGCTTTACTTGTGATTGAAGATTGATTGCGTTGGTGCTAAGCATCTGGCTTCTACTACAGCAAGGAGCACCTAAATGGTTTCGTACCCAGTCTACGTATCTAGAAACAGCTATCGGGGAAACGACAGACGAAAAAAAAACCAGGCCAGCCAGGACAATCAGGACGCCGCCAGAATCGAAGAGGCCTGCAATAGGCTCATCCAAAAGCAGACTCAGCCCGTTCAGTCCTACCTATGGATGGAAGTAAGCAGAGAGTCAGGGGTCGACTACGAAACTGTTCGTCGCCTTGGCTATAGCATTGATGGCGGATCCAATGGGTTCACTGCTACACGCCCTGGCATGAACCAGCAGGAGATAGAACGAGGAATGCGCGGCGAAGACGTATGACTATTAGCGCGCCACGAAACGGCGCACCTCGATTCTGTGGCGCGGATCACTCCGCCGGCTTGCAGCGCTCGCAGTCCAAGTGCCGGCAGATCCAGCGCTTGACCCGTGGCCACCAGGTGACCATGAAGATGTGCCGGACGCCAGCCATGGCCAGGGTCGTGTGCAAGGTGAGCACCGCAGTGGTCTGGCCGAAGAACAGGCTCTGGTTGCGGGCGGTGACGACGAATCCGCTGATGGCGATCGCTGAATAGATCAGCTTGCCGATCACCCCGTCTCGCACCCTTCCACTCAATACGCACCAGGTCGCCCAGAAGGCGATCAGCCCGCAGGCGATGGTGTTGATAGTTTCAAGACTCATGGCTGGTTGCCTCCCCCGAACCTTTGGCGGATCAGCGCCCAGAGGTCAGCGGCTTTGATGGCTCGGTTGATCGCGGCAAGCAGGGATCCGCCGAAGGTGCCGAGCAGGAAGCCGACGCCGGCCACAGTGTTGGGCTCGGTGACGCCGAGGTATGCGCTGACCATCCCGGTGAGGTACAGGGCGCAGGCCACGCCTGTGATCAGGAAGATCATCCAGGCGCGCCAATCGGTCAGGTCGTCCTTGTGCCACCAGCTGGCGACGATGACGCCGAACAAGCCGGCAATCAGCAGATCAAGCCTGTCGAGCAGGCGGTGAAATGACTCCATGCGCTCGACTCCATAGCAGGCACAATTTAAATACTACAAAAACGTTGTATTACCACAAAATCGTGGTAGAATGGACTCATCCAAACAACGAGGCGAGGTGATGAAGTACAGCGAGTTCAGACGATGGTTGAAGGCCCGAGGGGTGATCTTCGAAGCAGGTAAAGGAACAAGCCACTTCAAGATCTACTACAACGGCAAGCAAACGGTCTTTGCGGACCACGGCTCCAAGGAAATGAAAGAGCCAACCCGCAAAGGAATCATCAAACAGCTGGGGCTTGAATGAGCCCCAGCTCACTCGCTCGGATCATCTCGCCACAACAGAGGGCTGCACCATGTACGACTATCCCGTGATCATTCACGAGGACGAAAACCCAGGGGTTGCGGTTACAGCGCCGGACCTTCCAGAGTTCAACAGCGCCGGGGACGATGTCGCCGATGCGCTGCGTGAGTCTGTGGACGGAATAGAAACCGCCCTCTCCATCTACGTCGATCAGCGCCGTGTCATTCCTGCCGCTTCCAAGCCAGAGCAAGGGCAGTACGTTGTTCGGTTGCCTGCAGTCACTGTGGCGAAAATCGTGCTGTGGAACGAAATGATGGCCCGCGATATGCGCAAGGCCGATCTGTGCCGCCTGCTCGGCCTGGCGCAGACTCAGGGTGATCGCCTGGTCGACTTCCTGCACACCTCGAAGATGGAGGCAATCGAAAAGGCCCTGGCCGCGCTCGGTAAACGTCTGGTTGTGTCTGTCGAATCGGCCTGAATTTGCGTGGGTCTTTCCCCACCTGTCCGCCGAAGACCATCCCAGCGCCAGCACCCTACTGCACTGGTCTCGCCGATCCGGTCTCGCGCCACCCTGAAAGCATGTGAGGTCAGGGTGCGCGGGCTGCCGGCGTTTTTTCGTACACCACACTACCGGCTAGCAGTGTCCAGGCTGTCCCGTTAGGGCCTGCCCTGGCTGCAGTTGCGTTTCTTGCGAGCACAAAAAAGCCCAGCACTTGGCCGGGCTCTTGATTGGTGTTTGCCGAAGGCAAAACTGTAACAATGGCGATACGGTATCACCAGCCGAACGGGAACGCAATAGGGCCTCAAGCGGCCCTTTTCATTTCGTAGATTGCGGCGGCTACCGGGCTCAGTGCCTCCTTGTCCAGATCCTCACAGCAGTCGAAGGCTAGGCGGACGAATCCGGCCCAATCCCTCTCCCAGTTGGTCGACTCAAGCTTGACGTCGTAGTGCGCGACCATCCATGCACGGAAGCCCTCGGGCGACTCCAGCGGATCGTCATTGGCAGACTGGCCGCCCTGGTGCATGTACCGGTACCGGGTCATGACGCCCTTCACGACATACTCCAGCTTCTCCCGCTTGGCTGCCGTCATTCGTGGCGATCGCTGCTGCACCATCAGGAATACGACCTCCTCAGCAGTCTCCTTGTCGTCGACATCTAGGCGCGGTGCGTACATGAAATGCCCGAACGCCTTGGCGTGCGGCTTGAGCTTGTCGATTGCCGACTGGACGCCGCCCGCGATTACCTGGTGAGCGGCATGGCCGGCGTGGCGCTGCCGCTCCGTGGCCTGGACCATCGCGCCCAGCAGCCCAAGCTGCTCGATGAATGAACCCTGGCTGTCCCAGGCCGTGTACAGGCAGTCGTGCCAGGCCTGACGCGCGCTGTTCAGTTGCATGGGCCGCCCTCCTCGCGCTTGCGCTTCGCCGCCGTGCGCATACCCCACACGATGCACAGCGAACCGAGGATCGCCATTGCCAGGAGCAGGACCTGGCCGGTATCAGTGGATGTCCAGGTCATGCTGCTTGCTCCTTCAGATGTTTGATCTTTGCCCGATACTCGGCCTTGATGGCCTTCAGGTCGTCGATGGTGTAGCGCTTGGCCTCATGAGGCCCTTCGATCCAATCGACCCGTTCTTGACCAATGCGGCGGATCAGCTCGAGGCGGTACTCGACAATGTTTCCCGAAAGCTGCGTATTGCAGGGCGAGCACTGCTTGTGCACGTTGAGCGGATCAAAGCGCAACTCAGGGCATGCAGCGGTCGTGCGGTAATGCCCGGCGTCATACTTGCCCTGGTGGTGCCGGCCGCAGCTGATACATGGCTGCGCTTCGTCGCGCAGGCGCACCCACTGGTTGAAGACGGCTTGGGCTTCTTTCACGTAGTCAGCCCGGCTCTTGAGCTTCTGCTTGCGAACCTGGATCTCTTGGCGCTCACGCTGGGCGATCGCCTTCCGCGCCACCGCCTGGTTCTCCGGTTTCTTCGCCAGCTCCAGTGCGCACTGCACGCCGCAGGCCTTCTGCGTCGACAGCGATGGCCGGAACTTGGCCCCGCAGGACTTGCAGGTCTTCTGCTTCACTTCCTTGAGAGCTGTCCTCACGCAGCGGCCTCCCCAAGCAGGTCAGCGAAGTGCACGCCCCGCGGCGCGAACTCCTCGACGATCCGGTCGGTGTACTGGCAACCCTGCGCGCGGTCGAATAGGCGAGTGACCGGGAAGCCATCCGGCCCGAACATGGCGCATGGCCCCATCAGGCGCAGCTTCACGTCATAGTCCAGGTGGATGAAGGACTCCGCCCATCCGGTACGGAACTCGGCGCAGCCCGCGCGCATGATCGGCACGCCCAGGTGCAGCTTGCAGTACCGGCGCACGTCCTCGATGTCACCCATCTCGGTGCTCTTGGCGATGCGCTCGTACATCGCAAACCACAGTGCGTTCTGGTCCAGAGTGCGGTCCTTACCCGGGCGCATGCTCACCACGACGAATTTCTTCTCGCGGAACAGCCGGGTCAGCATGGTGATGGCCTCCGATAGCTTGGCCTGGCTGTTTACGCTGATCTTCTCGGTCATGGCATCACCTCAAAGTCAGCGAGGATCCGTGCATAGGTCTTCCAATGGCTGCGCGCTGTCCAGTCGCATCCGGCCGGCTCAAGGTACGCGGCGGGCTTATGGCCGATTTCCTCACCACTTGGATAACGGACGAGGTAGATCCCGCCATCGCGCTTGCGCCGCAGTTTCTTCCCCTTCAAGTGGGCCAATTCGTCAGGCCATTCCTGCATCCCGCTGAATTTTTCAAATGAGGACATTAGGCTCACACCTCCTCCCCGGCCGGCAGCCCGGCGCGCTTGATGTTCAACTTGGCCAGCAGGTGTGCACGGCACGCTGCGGCGCTCGATGGGATCTGCTGCAGGTCCAGCAGGCGGGCCTGGCGCTGGTTGGCGTACTCGTCGGCCAGCTCGATCAGGCTCTTCTGGCTGTCGTGACCGATGCCCGTGGCGATCTTGCCGTCCAGTGGCTGGCCTTCCTTCGCCCGGCGCAGCACGATCTCGTAGGCACGGTCGAAGCGCGCCTGCAGACCCTTGTCGTTCTGCTGGGCAGAGCGCAGGTCGAACAGGCCAGTGGCCACGGCGGCGATCTTCACGCCTTCGTGGCTGTAGACGCCCATCAGCGCCTCAACCCAGGCAGCAGCCGGAGCCGGCATGCCGAAGTCCTCGGGCGTCGGCTGGCACATGGAGATGAACTCGCCCACGCTCGGCGCGAAGGGCTTCTTGAGCTTGCGGCACTTCTCGATACCGAACTCGATCTGCTCGATCGTGCGGATGCCCTCGGCGGCGAACTCCTTGATCCACTCCTCCTTGGCAGCGGCCAGGGCC